AATATCGCCCTCGTAGAGTTGCTCATGTAAATAGTGAAATTTGGTAGTCCTTCTTGCTAAGGCTTTATATTGGTGTTCCTTGTAGAAGTACCATTCTGATGGGTGTATGTTAGTGGTTATGTATATGCGTTTGCTATTAAATTGTTCGAATCCATTCTTTACTTGGACACGGTGTGGGTATCTATCAGCTAAGCGGAATAGCTCCGTTATTCTCATAGTATCCATACCTTCAAAGTCGTCTATAATGACGGTATCTTGTTGTTCATACCCATCCCACCATTTACCTGGTGGTTTGTGATATACGGAACCGAGTTTCTTACCCTCGGTAAAGGTCTTCTTCGACTTCCCTGTACCTGTGGGTCCGTAGAATATGTGTAGTTCTGTTAGCTCTGATCGAGGTATTGAAAAATACATCTTAAGCATACGTGCAGCATTACAGTGTCTGATAACAGTTGGTGCTAATCTGTCGTCGAGTAAAGCAGCTTTAATCTTACCTCCAGATTCGAAGTGATTGCGCATCTCCAATAGGTCGGTGCGTTTACCTTGTTTTGGTACAGTACCCCAAACAAGAACGGGCTTGCACCCGTTTGTTTTAGTATATGGTTTGTCACAATAGTCCATTGCTTGTTGTACGTTACCTAAGCGTGGTTCTATATGTGCTTGTTTTTGACCAAGTAGTTTTTTAACCGTGGAATAAGAAATTTGCTTATTGAATTGAATCCATGCATGATGATGTAATTCACCATTCTTTTCGCTTCGTTCCTCAGCTCCACAATGAAAGTATTTTACACCATACTCCTTAAAGAGTTCTTCAGTATAATCTTGTCGTCTCGGATAGTCTACCCATAAGGTACAGAATACCGATCGACCCTTGGTTTGCTTTTTTTTTTCTTGTTGCGGTTGCATCTTTTTTTTTCTTAGTGAAAACATTTTTTTTTTCGCGTGCGCGACGGGCGCTCAAGGCTGGGTTACCGCTCCGCTAGGGGGCCTGCAGCCGGCGGAGACTCATGACCCCACCCCCTAAAGGGGACCCCACGGGGGGTCATACCCTACGGGAATATTTTAGTTAGCTCTGACCGTTTCTTTGTCAGACCAGCGGACTATATAGTCAACTATTACTAGTAATGACATTGGGCCTGGGTTGTTACCTCCAATAGCGAAGGTATAGACCTCTGCGAGGCATGATTTTTGTGGATCGGCACCTTTAGTACCTCCGTAGTCATCTTCATTGGCATAAAGATTGGTCTTTGTTACTCCAAAGAACTTTTTAGCACTGTATTTTCTTGTGATTTTAGTTCCGTTGGAAAGCATTGAACCGACTACTCGTCTCATTTTATTGTTACGGGGTTGTTCGAATAGTGCAGCTGCTCCATTCGCTGCAATAGTTGCGAACTCACCTGTATTTCTTGCAAAGTATATTCCGCAGAAGCCTGGAACTACTGCGTCTTGTAGATCGTCTGTGGCAACTGGGGTGAATGTTACTGATATTTTAGCTCCAAGTACAGTCCAGCGGTTGTACATGTCAGCTAGTGCAGTGTAACCTCCGGGTGAACCTTCGGTTGATACTGCGTCGATTGGGTTTCTACATGATGACATATTGATGGTTTTGGTAGCGTGAGAGTTGGAACCCGCATCGAGGGTGAACTCATGCGCCCACCGTAGTTTGGTGTACTTAACGAGTGGGTCTCCTCCGATTGGCATCGATCGGTATCGTCTATATCTACGATAACGAGGTTTCCGTCTTGCATAGCGACCTTTTTTGTTTTTAGGTTGAAACTTCTTGCGTGGCATCGTTTTAGTTTTGGTTTTTCTAGGTGAAAACATTTTTTTTCCGAATTGCTCGGAAGTTTTTGCTCGGAAGTGGCTAGGGTAACACTGAACCTAGCCACTGGATCAATATCGCCCTCGTAGAGTTGCTCATGTAAATAGTGAAATTTGGTAGTCCTTCTTGCTAAGGCTTTATATTGGTGTTCCTTGTAGAAGTACCATTCTGATGGGTGTATGTTAGTGGTTATGTA